TTAGTCTGTCTTGAGCTTTCCCATCTCTATTTTGTTCTTATCCCCATGCATCCACTTCGCATAGCGCTTCATCATCATCTGTAAGCTATGGCCCATTTGATTGGATACGAAAACGGGGTTTAAGCCATCCATGAGCATCATAGTCGCATAAGTATGTCGAGCGTTGTAAGCAGGGCGGTGACGAATACCGCATGCTTTTAGTGCCGCTACCAACCTATTACGTGGTGGTTTCTCATTAAAAAAAGGTTCGCCAGTTTCAGGGCAAAGCATCAAATATTTACTTTGAATATTTCTATCCTTTTTATATTTGATTAACTCTTGCGCCGCTTTCTTAGAGCGTGCATTCAAACAAACTTCGCGCGCCGTGTGAGTCTTAGTCACATTTTTTTCAACACCGCGAACCCGACTTTTATTAACTTTGAACATTCCACTAAAAAAATCAAAATCTGACTCTTTTAATGCAATTAGTTCAGAGGGGCGGCATCCAGTCCAAAAAGCTAGTTCGTAGTACCAATAATATAAAATTTCATCTCCCTTTAAAGTCGTTTTAAGATTTTCAAGTATTGCGTCCATTTCTGCTCTACTAAAGGGATCTGGAATATCAACTTGTACTTTTTTATTCCTTATGCTGTCTAACGGGTTTTCTGTAATAAATTTATTTTCCATTGCACAATCGAAAACCCCACGTAAAGGAATCAGGCAATTATTTAGAGTTTTCGCTGTTTTAAAATCACGATCAATAATAGCCTCTTTAATGTTCTCAATTGATATTGAGTTGATTGGCATAAGTGCGAAATAACCCATCCAATGAAATTCCAAAATATTTAAATAGCCTTTTTTGGTATCGGTATTACTTTCACAGAATTTAAGATATTTCTGAGCGACCTCTTGAAATAGAATACCGCCGTTGACAATGACTGCATCATCATCAACGAGCTGGCCTCTTGCTTCGGCAATATCACTGTCAGTTAAAATACCCCATTCAGCCTTTGTTACTAACTGAGCTCTAATTTTAGCGGCCGCCGAGATACCTTCTGCACTTGGGGGGTGAGGTAGCGTGATGTTGTACTCTTTCTTTCTTCTCTCGAAGTAGATTTGGATCGCCCCGTTTCTGATCCGCACGCCTGTTGGCATCGACTTTGTGCTTTTTGAGTCAGCCATTCATTGAAACCTTTAATTGAGTAGTAAATATTTCCATCTTGTTTAGTCCAAACAAGATCTTCTTGCCAATTTTTACGGCGGTGGGTCAGTTTCTCTTCATTAATGCCTGTAAGTGCTGAAAACTGGCTGGCACTAACCCAATCTAATGGGATTAGACCGAAGCGCGAAAGTAGTTCTAAGAGTTCCTCATTCATATCTCATCTCCATTTTCATGAAAGTGATCCAGTGAGTATTTGCACGCTTTCCACTGATGTGTCCGAACACAGGCTTTTGATCAGTCAAAGCTAGAATTTCACTGACTTTTATTTGTGTTTCATTCCACTTAAAAATCAGCACGCCACCGTTGGCCAACACGCGAAAACATTCCTCAAATCCTTTTTGGATATCTTCCCGCCAATTTGCTTGAAGTTTTCCATACTTCAAAGCAAGCCAGCTTGCCTTGCCTGCTTTGATCAAATGTGGCGGATCAAATACAACTAAATTGAATTGACCATCTTTGAATGGCATTGAACGAAAATCCATTTCAATATCAGGCGTTACCTCAAGGGAGCGACCATCACATAAAATGTGCTTTTCAGTACGAATATCCCCGAATACTACATTTGGATTTTTACGATCAAAATACATCATTCGAGAGCCGCAACAGGGGTCAAGGATTTTGGCATTCATGACCTTGCTCCTGATCTTCACTCCGTAATTTCTTTAACTGGATGATTATGTTGGCTGTTGCATGATTTAGAGCTTTCTCGGCATCTTTGGTACTTAAGTTATTTACATACAAGCCCATGGCTAACCACATAGTGCAAAATGAAAATTCTTTTACGGAATCACTGCCTTCTTGTTTAAGAATGCCCATTACTGGTGAAACTGCCTTGTAGAAAATATCTTGAGCTATTGCACTCGGAGCTACACCTACATCAATGTTCTTAATTTTTAATTCTTTACTACTCATGACTTCACCTATTGAGCAAATGTCTGCGCAAAATTCTGATTTATTCTTGAAAGTGCGCAAATAATTGCTCGAAATATTCATTATTTCTTTTCCGTTTTTGGCGTTTAACTGCACCTATTTCCCAGAGCCAAATTGCAATTGGTGTTTAACAGCCATTGCTTTCTGATGTTCAACATCGTCGGCACAACCTTTCAAAATCAATAGTCCAAAACTGAAAATACTGATCATCAGCAGGGTGCCAGCTGCAAAGTTTTTAGCTAACTCAACAAGAGGCTTATACTGAGGCTTGGTTTCTTCCAAGGTCGGTTCTTGGTAGAGGATTGCAGAAGTTTGGCTTTTGGCTGCGCCAAACTCAGGTAAGTTGCTATGCGATACGCGTTGATTCATAATTAGCCCCGTAAGCGTGCAAGTGTTTACATTGGGCCCTGATCGCCGTGCAAAGTTATCAGGGCTTTTTAATGTCTGAAATTAAGCTGTGAATGTACCGATGCGAACAGGGTTGTCAGGCAGCAATTCAATTACTTTGGCTTTAAAGTCTTGAATGATTTCGTCTAGCAACAATTCTTCTTTTACGATCTGAATTGAGAAGACCGGTTTATCATCATTTGTGTTGATGACTAGACGCAGAACAATAAGACGCTCATCTAAACCAAAGTAAGCAGAGTCACGGATCTTGAAATACGCAGGCGTAAATTCTTCTTTAGAACGCGCTTCAACTTGCTCAAAGCGAGAGCGACTTTCAGACATATTGCCAACTGAGTGATCGGCGCTAACTGTCGCATCAATTTTCATATTGCGGACAGCTGCCAATGCTTGTGCGCCACCAATCACATTACCTGCAGCATCAGTAATTTCTAAAACACTTACCCAGTCTTCCAAAAAGACAGCAAAATCACGCTGAGAAAGTTTGCGGTCTTTAAGTGCATTCAACTTTGACCAAACAACAGTTGGTTCTAGTTGTAAGATGGCTTTGTGGTCGCAATGGCCTTGTTCATATACACCATCTGAATAATTCAAAATGCATGTGGCTGTAACATTTTTATGATCAACAAAGACAGGTGCATCACCGAACTGACCATCAATAACAAATGATTTGAAGTCTGCCATTGTTGGGGTTTTTAAAACCCCGCGTGCACGCTCACGACCACCTTGGAAAATTTCTAAATCTTGAATTTTGTAATCTTCATGCACCGCAACTAAATCACCACGCATTACATCTTTAACTGGGTTTGCTAGGACAGCGATTGCATTTGCTTCTGTATTTTCCATTTGGAACATTCCTATTGAGGGTTAAAAAAATTAAAGGTTTTGTGTTGTTGATTAAGCTTTTTCGAATTCGTTGAACAATTGTTTTGTGTGATTGGCGAAGATAGTCACGCTGCCATCGTTGTTTAAATACATAGGTGTTTCAGAGGTTGTGTCTTCTGAACGTTTGCCTTTGGCAGTAGGTTCTACATAGGCAAGGGTGTGCGAGATATTCACCTGGTTCGATTCACCAATACGTGAAATGTCGATAGTCACTTTGACTTGGCCTTTTTTGCCGTTTGCTACAACGCCTTGAGCTACTTCTGAAATAGCGATACCAAGTTGCTGCGAGAAATTACCGCCTGAGAGGTCGGCAACGAATTGAGGTGCATCTGTTTGTTTTGTCATTTTGGTTTACTCACATTGGGTTGGTGTGTGATTTAAATACTACTTTAAGTAGAATTATTGTCAATAGATAGTAGAAAATATTTTCTACCTAAAGTTGTAAATATGATTTAATAGACAAAAGAAAACCCATCACAGGGATGGGTTGTTTGGAGTTTATAAGAATGAAAAACGCTACTTTAAGCAAAGGTACAGTGGTTTTGGTAAATGGAGTGCCTTTTAAGTTGGCTGGCGATGTTGAGACGGAGCAATCATTAGAGGTTTTGATAACTGCACTTAAGTCTGATCCGTTAAGTGAAGTAAGAGCAATTACTAATGCTGTACTCGATGCTCAGCAAGAATTATTAAAAGTGAATGGCTCGATGGTGAAGGAGGTTGTTCAAGGGTACGAAAGAACTCAAATGCTTAGAACGGTCGAAACCATTGCTAAGCTTGATAATGCTAAAGAAAAACTAGGCTGGCTTTGGGATTGCTTCCAAAGTCGCTGAGCTATTCAGGTTTGATAATTTTGATTTTGTCTTTGTACTGATAGTAAATTTCAGTCGTAAAAAAGGTTGATCGCTGACTAGATTTTTCAAGTTTTTCATATAATTCTCTAGGCACACCTTCGATTTGATATTCAAAACCGTTATCAAAACCAACGTCCAATCTACTTGGGTGATCATTAGATTCATCCAGGTAGCCAACCATAATAATGTTATTTGGATTCTCAATCATTTCATCAATTAATGACATTATTTTCTCCACCCGATCCAAGAGCCGCTCGGGTATGCGGCAAGGTAATTGTTATGAATAAAAATGAATCTTTAGTTGTTAAGCGCCTACTTTGGGCTAGTATTTTTTTCAACAGTGTAACTTTGATCTGCATGTTTATTATTATCTTCTGCCTTATAAAATACTGAAAAATAGATAGTAACTAGAATTGATGTAGTAGCTAGAACAGCCGCAATACAGCCAACAATAAAAGTGGGCGTTACCGTCCAGTGCGGCTTGCTGGACTCTTTTATTTGCCTGCTTAGAATTTCATTGCTAATGAGCTGAATGGTGGATTCGCGTATCAATCCACTATGACTCTCACCGCTTAAAAGTTTAAGTAATTCATCTGTTGGTAGCTCTTTAATTTGATTTAATTTTAGTTCTAAAAAATTAAAGTCCACTGGTTTAATGAGTTTAACTGGATCAGCGCGCTCTATTTTCATTGTGTGAGATGGATCCCACATGGCTTGTGGTGCTGGTCGCCAATGCTTATCAGCCTGCGGCCCTTTGCTGTGTTTTGCAAGCTCTTCAAGTTGTCTGGTTCTTTCAAGATTTAACCGCTGTAGCTCTTTAAAGCCATCTTCATCCTTTTCTATTTGCTCGCTCAACTTCTTAGCAAGCTCAAGAGTTAATGGACCAAGCTTTTCAACACCCTTATTTTGCTCATCTTCTTTTTTCAATTATCACCCCTATAAAACACCTAAGCCGCATATAGCGGCTTTTTATTTCTTAAATCTTTCGATATAAGCCAACAACTTTTCCAACTAATCGGCAGTCTTCACTAAGTTTTATAATTTGCTCTGGCCAATTTGGGTTTAATGGCTGTAAGTACTTGTTATCACCTTCAATAATTAATTTTTTAAAGGTAGCTTCGGTTTCTCCATAGCACGCAATGATAACTAGATCGCCAGTTTGTAAATCAAAAGTTTGCACCTCAGGATTCACATAAATACGGTCATCTGGAAGAAAGTAGGGTGACATAGACATGCCAGTTACTTTTAAGCCGTAACCACTCTTGCCACAATCTTTATTTGGTGGAAGCCATTCATCAATTTCAGTGTCTCTTAACACAGTCTCAATAGAAGAAAGTGAGCCTGCCGCAACCCAAGAAATAACAGGAATGGGGCGGCCTTCTAATGGGATTTTTTGCGATAGATCAACATTGTTATCAAACTTTATACCGTGATCTAAATAACTGATGTCCACATGAAGAACATCAGCCAGTACCTTTAATTTTTCTTCACGCGGTTTAGCAGTACCCAGCGTGTAGCGCCGTGCCATTTCATAAGTGACCCCAAGAGCATCTTTTAATTGGTTCACTGTTTTAATTTCAGATCCATCTCTGTCCATTAACTCTTTAAGCCTTAATGAAAAATCAAGGTATTTCGGCTCAGACATTAAGGGCGTCCTATTTTCTACTGTAGGTAGAATTTTATCTTGTATTTTAGGTTGCACCAATTCTATTTTTGGTAGTATATTATCTTCTACTTTAAGTAGTGAATTTAGCATAATTATGATTTCCCCATTAGAAGCTTTTAAAAAAGCTGTGCAAATCGCTGGGTCGCAAGCAGCCTTGGCGCGCGGCATTGGAATTACACCTTGGGCACTAAGCAAATGGAATCTTTCAAAAATTCCTACAGATCGTTGTGAGCAAATCCAAGAATTCACCAATAACCAAGTTTTAGCAGAACAACTGCGTCCCGATATCAATTGGGCTTATTTGCGCTCAATTAAACCGAATTAACTTCATAACCCAATTATGTTCCGGTCAATGTTTTAAATAAACGTGAAAAATTAAAAGGATTTCACAAATGCAAGAAATATCACTTAGCCGCGAAGCACAAACGGCCATTTTTAAAATGATCAACCAGACTAAGGGTATTTCACCAAAAGAAATTGCTCAGGTTACTGGTGATTCGCATAACACAATCTGCAACTACGGAAACGTAGGCATGCCAAACCACCTACCGAGTTTAAAAAAGCTCGAAACAATCATGATGTATACGCAGAACCCAGAAATTTTAAAAGTGTGGGCACATCAACTTGGCTATGCATTGGTACCAGTGAGCTGCGACTCAAGCAAACATCATGAGTTATCAATTTTTGAAGCAATGATGCAGCACAACATTAAGAGCGGAAAGGCAAACCATGTTGTGTATGAAGCTTATGAAGATGGCGTTATCACACCTGCGGAATATGAAGAAATTCACCAGTTGACGCAGGGCTTAACAGAGTTGATCGCAGCGGTTGATCAAGCAGCTCTTAAGCAAATGAAGAAATACACATCAAGCGCAGAAACAGAAAAAGCCTGATGGACGAGATCAGGCTTTTAACGTTGATAACCAAAAAGGAAATCAAATGAACATGCCAATAAGTATACCACAAGCAATTACAGGTTCAATCAATCACATTGAAATTGCTCAGATTGTTCATACAGAACCGCGCAATGTGAAGCTTTCTATTGAGCGATTAGCCAATAAGGATGTAATTCAACTACCGCCAATGGCGAAAGTTGAAAATAAACAGTCACTTAGCCCTAACCGCTTCTCTGATGCATACGTTTTTAGTGGCGAACAGGGGAAATTAGACAGCATTATCGTAGTTGCACAGCTTTGCCCTCAATTCACGGCGCTCCTGGTAAAGCGTTGGTATGAGTTGGAAAGCCAAACCGCAAAGCCTGTAGAACTTAGTCGAATGGAGCTAATCCAATTGGCCTTGGCTGCTGAACAAGAAAACCAAGCGCTTAAGGACCATGTCGCCGTGTTAGAGCCTAAGGCACAGGTGATGGATGTGATTGCAGACACGGTAAACACATATTCAATCCGTGATTCAGCAAAAACCATCGGCATTCAAGAATCAAAGCTCATTGACTTCATGTTGAAGAAGCGCTGGGTATTTAGAGAAAACAGCCGTCACCGACGGTTATGTGCATATGCACAACGAGTAGAGCAAAAGGTAATGGTAAACAAGGTTTCACAGGTGATTGCATGTGTAGAGGGTGACAAGGTTTACACCCAAGCACGCATTACAGCCTTTGGATTAACAAGATTAACGGCACTCGTTGCTGCTGCGGGGTTATTAAACAAATGAGTCAATTCACTCCTAACAGTTTTCAAGTGCCTAACGCCTTTGTAGACGACGTTCTTTGCCAAATTGGGGATGTTGCAGCAAAGCTGTATTTGATCATCTGTCGTAAGACACGTGGCTGGTACAAAGAGCATGATTCAATTTCTCTAAGCCAGTTCCAAAAGATGACAGGCAAGAGCCGTCCTACAGTCACAAAAGCAATTGCTGAACTCATTCAAGTGGGTTTGGTAATTGAGTGTGGTTCTACCATTCATGGCAATACTTTTAAGTTGAATGACGAATGTGTCGTTGGTTGGAAAATGTCTTTCCCTAGTAAAAATTCTTTACTACCTGAAAGCACTAGTAAAAAATCTTTACTAGTAAAGAAATTTAACTACGCTAGTAAAGAATCTTTACCACCACTAGTAAAAATTCTTTACACACAAAAGACACTATCAAAAGACACTCTACAAAATAAAAAAATAAATAAAAAAAGTAAGAGTGTTCCTGAACAACCTAAGGCTGAAAAACCAAAAGCGGAAAAGCAAAATCAATTCGATCCAAAAGCGGTTGAGTTACCAGCGAATGTAAATCGTGATTTGTGGGTTCAGTTTGTTGACATGCGCAACAGCATCAAAAAACCACTGACTGAAAACGCCGTGAAGTTGCTGATCAACAAATTAATTGGTTTTGGTGTAGGGGCAAATCAATCTTTGGAGTCTTCGATCATCGGTAGCTACCAAAGCGTATACCCACCGAAGAATACACAACCACCAGTTCAACAACCTTTGGAGCGCCGTCGTTTTGGCAGCCAAGCAAATCAACCAGCGCCAATGCGTGATGTTCAAGGAGAGTGCGCATGAGCAATATCCAATTATTTGAGCAAGCATTTGCGATTGATTTCCCAGTTGAAGTCGCGGACATGGTTCTTCAGCGCATGAGTGATCTTTACGGATCAGCATTCACGAAAAACTTTGAAGTTTATGCGGATGAAGAACTTCGCCAATTGGCCTGCACAGTCCTAAATGGCCTAACCCCAGCAGATATCGCACGTGGTTTAACTCGTATGAACTCTGAGGAGTGGTGCCCGAAGAATTTACCGACATTCCGCAGCTGGTGTGAACAAGGCGGTGATTGGTGGACTGCTGATATGGCGTGGGCAAAGGCTATGCAGTTTGAATCAGATCCACAAACGAAGATCACAACGCTGACTAAGCGTGTACTTGATGAAGTTCGCCATGTGTTGACCGCAGAGGGGCAGAAATCGGCTCATTTCGCTTTCAAAGATATTTATGTGGATTACCTACGCCGTGCTAAGGCTAGTGGCAAGCCGCAAGAAATGTGGGTGAAGCCTAAGGCTCCAAAGCAGCTCGATAACAATGACCGCAATCGTACTGGTGTTCCTTGCCCGCCTGAATTGGCAGCAAGAATAGGGAAGATGTTTAATCGTGTTGGGGGTGAAGTGTGAGCTATAAAGAAGACCATACGATAAATATTGATACTGTGGAAAATGTCATTAAGTTTTCACGCAAGTCTGAACGTGGCACATGCGAACATAAAAACATCCAGATATCAGCAGAAGAAAATGAAGTTTTATGCACTGACTGCAATGTTCGCTTAAACCCGGTCTGGTGGATTCAAAAGCACCTTAAGCACCTCAATCGGGCTACAGAAAGAAATAACAGCGTGCTGTCTGAAGCTCGAGAAATTTATAAGAAGCTGGAAAAGAAAAATTCATTCATGTGCAAACACTGCCATGAAGTGAATCTGATTGATTTCAAAAAATTACCGAGCAAGGCAGCAATCACGCGCGGAATATCTGTGGTTGAGCATGATCATGCAGGTATGACTGTGGAGATCGAGAGATGAATCAATCACTTTCAAAACTCAATAGCGCTGCTGTGCTAGATCGCGGAATTGGTGTCCTACTGGCTGTTAAGAACACCCCAGTAGCAACGGCATCCGAAATTCAACAACAAGTTATGCCAGATGTGACGAAACGTGCTGTACAGCGCTATTTAAAAAATTTGGTTCAGATGGGGCTTCTGTATGCAAAACACAGTGAAGGCCTAGAAAATCGATATTACCTGAGTGGTAAAGCTAAACAGTTATTTGAGGTGAAGGGATGAAAGTAGGCGACCGCGTAAAAATAGATTTTATTGGTGAATCCGCAACGATTTATTCAGGCAAACGCTTCACTGGATACGGTGTATTAGACCGAGTTGAAGATGGGCGGGTATTCGGGCGCTTAGATGATGGAACGCCGTTCATGTGTTTGTGTGCTGATGTGGAAGTAATCCCACTAGTGGATCGCACTGAAGAATTTGAAGCATTTTTTACAGCACAACCATTCTTTAAAAACTTGAGATTTATACACGGCGATAAGCTCTTTGATTTTGACAAGGGCATCGGGTACCGCAATTTAACCGTTCAAGTTGGCTATGTGTGTTTTTGCAAAGGTGATGGGGAGTTTGTATTGAATGACTAAGTATCTCATTGGCATCGATACAGGTGTGAACACAGGCTACGCCGTGGCAGAAGACAAAGGAAATGGCGGTGAACTATTTGAAGTTAGATCCTTAACAATTACTCAGGCCATGAATCGAACGCTTGAGTTTGTTGTGCACTATGGAAAAGAAAACGTCTGTTTATTCATTGAGGATGCTCGGCAGCGCACCTGGTTCACTGGTGGTCGTGAGAAAGCCCAAGGTGTTGGATCAGTAAAACGTGATGCGCAGATTTGGGAAGATTGGTGTAAAGAGCAAGAGTTGAATTACCTAATGATTCACCCAGCAGCCAATGCAACAAAAACAAAGGCCGACGTATTTAAAAAGCGCACCGGTTGGATTGAACGTACGAATGAGCATGCGCGTGATGCAGCTATGTTGGTTTTTAAAAGATTTGCGAAGTTTTGAGGGAAATAGGATGAATGCAGTAGTGGCTGAGAAATTTAAAAACTTTGAGTGGTTGGCGCAAGGCATTACAGCTAAATCGCCTATTTTTGGTCAAGAAGGGCATAGCACTGGGGAAAAGCCTATTGATTATCAGGATAGATTAGGCGCTATTGCTGCAATGGGTAGCCAGCTTGCCAAGTCTGTTGCATCAGTCATTATCTTTGGTGAATGCTCAATGGGTGATTACGAATATATCCGCAATCACTTGGCTAAAATCATGATGGATGCTGCATATGTGGATAAGAAGCGCGAACCTGAGCAAATTGCGATTTATCACCTTTCATGGCTAGTAGCAAAGATGGTGATGGTTTTTGCGTTAGATCCTGATTATGAGTCTAACTTTACTGCGAAAGGTCGGCTTGAGGTTGTCGCAGGTGTATCTGGTAAGCAGATGTCTTTAAGTGTGTATCGTCACACATGGAAGCCTTATGAAAATCTTATGGTGATTGCGCTTGAGATGGCTATTAAAGAGGCTTCAGACGCTATTGATGAATATCGCCGTGCAACATATTCAGAGTTACGAGCCTAAAATAGCGGGTGCATTGCGCCTTTCAAACAATATTTAAGAATAGTTGGCATTATTCTGCTAACTAAGGTATCTTATTTCTATACTGGTCGTATTACGGTTTATCCGAGACCAAGGCATTAAAGCTCATCGAAAGGTGGGCTTTTTTGACATTATTTATTCATAAAATTAAGTGATAATGTCTTTTTGTTTTTGAGCTCTAATTGAAATGGCGATTTTAACTGTTAAAGAACTAGAAGACACTCTCGGTAAATTAGTGGCTGAAGGTAAAAAGCCTGAAAAGATTTTATTAGGCTATAAAGCGTATGGTGAGCTAATGAATGATCGTAGCTTTTTTGAGGAAGTGGCTGGCTCGGCAATGGATCCAAACAAACGAAAATATAAAAATATTAAAATTAAGGTTACCCAAGACGAATACCAGTTTGAAGTGAAGTGTTCAAAAGAGTAGGTTTAAGCATCAAGGAAAGCTCGCCAAATGGTGAGCTTTTTATTGCCCTGAGAAATATTAGTGTAATCACACCAAGTTAAAATGCTTGATCATTGCTTGATTAACCAGGAAGGAATCTTGCTTAGTTCGACAAAGTTAATGACAGTATTTCAGTAATAAATATCATAAATTTATGTTTTATAAGTAAAAATAACTGACATTTCTTGCGACATGATTGCTTGATTGTCCAGGAGTAAAATCATGCTTAGATTACTGATGTGCTTATTCGGCCTACATGGTGCGACTGAGATCGATTACACGGTTGACGGTGATGAGATTAAAGTTTGCCGAAAGTGCATGAAAGAAGTTAAGTAAATTAGATTCAAAAACATAAGCCTGATCATTAATTTGATCGGGCTTTTTTATTACCAAAATAAAGCAGGTGTGGAAAATGAATAAGTTTCAGAAAGGTAGTGCAGACAATATCTTGATTGGATTGATTGCAGTCTTCGTTATAGCAATCATACTGATCTTCTTGTTTGCGTGGCCACAATACAAAGTTTGGCAGCAAGGTATGGCAGGACAGGCTCAATTATCAAAAGCACAGCAATCCAAACAAATTGCAATTGAGACAGCCAAGGCTGAGCTTGAGAGTGCGAAATTGCGTGCAGAAGCAATCAAGGTAATGGGTAAAGCAGCACAAGAGTTCCCTGAGTACAGGCAGCAAGAGTTTATTGGTGCATTTGGTGAAGCTTTACGCGAGGGCAATATTAGTCAAATTGTATATGTGCCAACTGAAGCCAATATTCCTGTCTTGGAAGCAGGCAAGCGACCATCTTCTAATTAATCTTTTCCACTTAGCCGAACGTATTACGGCACATAAAACCCCGCTCAATATGCATTATTGGCGGGGTTTTTCTTTTCTTATTGGATGGTCTTATGACAGATAAGGTACAAGCGAAAAAAGACTTAGAATTTTGCACTGCTGAGCTGTCTAAGTACCAAAATTTAAGTCGTTCTGGTTTGACTCGGGATGAGATGCTGGCGATAGATGGCATAATGATTAAGTTGAAAGAGCGGGTTAAGAATCTAAGAACAAGCCTGTACGATTAATTAACAAATAAACCGCTCTTGTATAATTTCTTACATATCTATCCCTATTAATTGTGAGAAATGTATTCTTTCGGTATTGATAATATTTTTAATTATGAGAGTATAAAAAAAGAACAATAAAGAGGGATAAGTATGACTTCACAAGATGTGCTTGTAATCTCGGTTTCGGCTTTAGTCCTTACATTAATCATTTATGAGTTCGGGCAAATGTCGATGTTGTTTTAAGCGAACCACCTTCGGGTGGTTTTTTTATGTCAGGAGAAAAGAGATGTCGTGTAAATCATGTGAAGAACGTCGACAGAAGCTAAAGGCAATGTATGAACAGTCAAAACAGTCAATTTCAAATGCAATTGCTTTCCTTGGTGGGCGAGTTGGTAAAGCAGAACAGCCAAGTGTTGGAACAGAACAATCAACTGATTCAGCACCTGACACAGCAGAGCAACCAGATCAACGAATTATTGTTAATACTCGAGGATCAGGAAGAGGCAAACGTTCCTAGATATATGGATGAATAACTATGTTCCACAGTATGAATGATGGGAAAGGCATTCGATATGTATATGTGAATGGCAATCGCATTAAGTGTGTGAAGTGGGCGAATGTAGAGCAAGGATTAGTTTGTTTCATACCTCATCGTCGCTTTACCAAGAAAGATAGGCGCAAGGGTGAAATATACACACGATTATTGCGTGGCACTGTGACAGTGGAGTTCATTAAACATGAAGCTAAAACGATTGCAGAGCAGACTTGATGCCATCACACCCAAGAAACCTAGACCACCAAAGAACTGGGGAACTGGCCGCGGTGGTAGACCATGGCGCAGACTCAAAGAAAAGATTCATCTACGTGATAACTGGACATGCCAGCACTGCCGCCGTGTTACTACACAACTAGAACTGGACCATATTGTTAACGTTGCACAGGGTGGCACCGATGATGAATCTAACCTGCAATCGTTGTGCCCGCCGTGTCACAAAGATAAAACCTTAAAGGAGAGTCGGCAGTGAGCGAAAAGTTAGTACAGGTGTATGACCGAAGCAAAGACCGCAACATCTTCTTTAATCCTGCAAAAGTCGAAGCTTGCGTCATTGAATGGACAGGCAAGAAAGATTACAGCCAAGACATTCACACATTCCATGTTTACCTAGAGTCTGGACACACGTTGAACGGTGAAGTGAATGATGATGGGAAAACTAAAATACTAAACGCAATCAACAGCGTGTAAGGGAGGGGGGAGTTGAAAAGTTCAAAACCTTTTAGCCTCGGACACCACCCACCATCTCACTTACAAAAAAAATTGTCCCACACAAATATGTTAAAGGAGGGCACATGGCTTTAACAGCAAAAAAGAAGGCATTTGCCCAAGCCAAACATGATGGTGCAAACAACAAGGAAGCCGCTATTTTCGCGGGTTGTAGCCCTGAAACAGCCTCGCAAGCTGGTTCTAGAATGGCGAAAGATTCTGATGTGATTGCTCAGATTGAGAGACTTAAAAGTGTTAAAGGTGTTAACAATGATGTTAAACCTGATCCGAAGCCAATTATCACGAAAAAAGTCATTGAAACTGCTGGTAGTCGTGCTGACCCGCTCAAATTTTTAGAAGAGATTTGGACTGATCCGGTTGAAGATATGAAGATGCGAATGGATGCAGCAAAAGCAGCCCTTCCATATTTCCACGGCAAGGTTGCTGAAAAAGGCAAGAAAGAAACCAAAGCCGATGAAGCCAAAAAAGCCACTCAAGGCGGGAAGTTTGGAACATTGGGTTCACAACTAAGGAGTTAGCTCATGGCGGAAATCACTTTTAATATAAATTACTATGTTCGATTTAAGCCGACCAATTTTGGTAAAGCCCATTACCGCAAAAAAAGAGAAGCGATAAATAATCAAATAAAAACCTTGGATATTCCCTTGGACTTAAAGGTTGATATAGATGGATTTGCAAAACTGCAAATGCACGAATTTATGAGCTACTTTGGTGATATTGCTTATTGCGGTGGACATCCTTTTATTGAGAATTGCGAAATTCTTATCGATGAGAAATACATAAGAAACTAAGCGAAAGGCTAATTTATGTCAGCAATGCTCCCAGAATGGACAACATCCTGCCCAGACTGGGAGGAACGTATTGTCGCTAAAAAGTCACTCATGCCATGTGAACCGCTTTTCCCAGAAGTGGCCGATGTAGCAGAGCGGATTTTTAAAGAATTAATTTTGGTCGATGTGATGGGTAGCCCAAAAATGGGTGAGGTCACACTTGATTGGGTGATTGAATTTGTCCGGGCAATTTTTGGTGCTTACGATCCAGAACAGAAGAAGCGTTTAATTCGTGAATTCTTCCTTCTGATTTCCAAGAAAAACACCAAGTCTACGATTGCAGCCGGAATCATGATGGTAGCCTTGATCTTAAATGATCGTATGTCGGCTGAGCTTATTCTGTTGGCGCCCACAAAAGAGGTCGCTGACAATAGTTTTAATCCAATTCGAGACTTCATTCGAGCTGATCCCGAGCTTCAGGAAATGTTCAATGTGTCCGAGCACACCAAAACAGTCACTCACTTGGGTACCAATGCGACCTTAAAAGTGATTGCTGCGGAAAGTAATGCTGCTGCAGGTAAAAAGGCTTCAATCATCCTAATTGACGAGGTATGGTTGTTTGGGAAACGATCAAACGCTGAATCGATGTTTCGTGAAGCAAAAGGTGGTCTGGCATCACGGCCTGAAGGTTGTGTGATCTACCTGTCTACCATGTCAGATGAAACGCCATGCGGTGTGTTCAAGCAGCTGCTGGACTATGCCCGGGATATTCGGGATGGTGTAAAGGTCAATCCTCAGTTCCTGCCGCTGATTTACGAGTTTCCTGAGTGGATGCTAGAGGCAGGTGAGCACTTAAAACCTGAAAACTTCTATGTCACCAATCCAAACTTAGGTGCATCGGTTGATCTGGATTACCTGATTAACGAATTTGAGAAGGTTAAAGACGCTGGCGAAGAATCGCTTCGCGACTTTCTTGCAAAACACTTAAACGTACCAATTGGCCTAAACCTACGTGCCAACCGCTGGGCTGGTGCTGAATATTGGCTGCAGCAAGCCAGAGATACAATCACACTTGATCGATTGATTGAAAAATCAGACGTAATCACACTTGGTTTGGATGGTGGGGGGCTCGACGATCTTTTGGGGTTTAGTGCTCTTGGTAGGCTAAAGGGAAATTCTCGAATCTGGTGGCTCTGGAATCATGCTTGGTGCAACAAAACCGCAGTCGAAAGACGTAAAGAGAATGCGCCAAAGTACGCTGACTATGAAAAGGAAGGCAGTCTGACCATTGTTGATCGTGTTGGCGATGATATTGACCAACTCGCATTGATTGCAAAAAAGGTATATGACTCAGGCAAGCTCGACAAAATAGGACTCGATCCACTTGGTTTGGGTGGTCTTTTAGATGGCTTGCTTGATGCAGGCATTCCTGAAGATAAGCTCATTGCAGTAGCTCAGGGTTTTAAGTTGATGGGCTATATCCTTACTACCGAGCGCAAATTAGCTGAAGGCAATCTCTACCATGCTGGACAAGGCTTAATGACCTGGTGTGTTGGGAATGCGCGTGCCGTCGTGAAAGGCAACGGCATGATGATCAGCAAACAGGAATCGGGTGTCGGGAAGATTGACCCATTGATTGCCACGTTTAACGCTGTGGCACTTATGAGTCTGGCACCGGAAGTTAAAAACTATGACATTGACGGATATTTAGAGGACATCGTGATAGCATGAGCGACTTACAAGACACGGGATTCTGGTCTCGCTTCTGGTCACGATTGACTGGAAAAACTCAATTAAAGAAAGGGGATACTTCCTATCCAGTAGATAGCTATATGTCTTCTGGTGGTGCAGTGGTCAATCCTGAAACCTCTCTGAAGTTATCGGCAGTTTGGGCTTGTGTGAAATTACGCGCTGAAACTATTTCAACCTTGCCACTTCACTTATACGACACTGAAAAAAAGATTGCCAAAGACCACGAGCTATATCGAATCTTGCATGACTCACCCAATGCAGATATGTGCGCCAGTGAATTTTGGCAAATTCAGTCAGCGTGCTTGGATTTATGGGGCAATGCGTATAGCTACATTACTCGTCGCAATAATCGCAGTGTTATCTCCTTAGAGCCATTATTCCCTAGTGAAATGGTTAAAAAGCGGCTGAAAGATGGGAGCTTTGAATACCATTACACGGAAAATGGCAAAGTTAAGATCTATACCGATGATGAAATTCTGCATTTTAAGGGATTTACCTTGGATGGATATGTGGGGTTATCGGCAATTCAATTCTTTGCTCAGACGATTGGCATGCAGTTTGATGCCAACAATCAAGCACAGGACTGGTTCAAAAATGGCTTAAAGGTTGGTGGTTTTCTTGAGACTGGTGAAAAAACATTGACTGATGAGCAGCGTGCAAAAATGCGCAAAGGTTTGTCTAGTTTTAGTCTTCCTGAGAATGCTGGGAAATACATGATTCTTGAGGCGGGTATGAAAGTAGCCAGCGCTTCAAATATTCGTATTAATCCGGTTGATGCTCAACTTCTTGAAAGTCGTTATTTTGGTATTGAGGAAATTTGCCGGGCCTTTGGTGTTCCACCGCAACTGATCGGACATACAAACAAAGCCAGCTCATGGGCATCAAGCCTTGAGCAAACCAATCAGGGATTCCTTACTTATTCACTGAATCCGCAACTGGTTCGATATGAGCAGACAATCGCTCGGAAGTTGTTATTGCCACAAGATAAATACAAATATCGACCTAAGTTTGCGGTTGATGGCCTACTGCGCGCCAATAATGCTGCAAGAGCTGATTTCTACGTGAAAATGACTCAGAACGGTCTATATACCCGCAATGAAGTGCGAGAGCTTGAGGATATGCCAAAAGCAGATGACCCTACTGCAGATCAGTTGATGGTTCAAATGCAAATGGTTCCATTGGGCACCGATAAAGGTGAAAAGAATGATTAGAAAGAGTTTTAATTTAAAGATAAAGGCCGTCCAAGAGGACGGTTTTTTTTCGGGCTATGGTGCGGTTTTTGGCAATGTTGATTGGTACAACGACGTAATTCTTCCGGGGGCATTTGCTAAATCTTTAGAAAAATGGGCTGAGAAAAACAAGATGCCCCCTGTTTTGTGGAATCACAACGATGGTGAACCAATCGGAGTGTACACAAGCATCTATGAAGATGAAAAAGGGCTTTTTGTTGAAGGCCGATTGCTAATTGATGATGTGCCAAGAGCAAAATCTACGCATGCGTTGCTAAAAGCTGGTGCCATTGATGGTTTAAGTATTGGTTACAAAACCAAGAAGGCCAACCAACAAACCAACGGTATCCGAGAGTTAATCGAGCTTGACCTAGGCGAGATTTCAATTGTGACCATGCCAGCCAATGAAGAAAGCCTTATCACATCCGTGAAATCCAAATTAGAAGATGGTGAACTGCCGACTTTACCAGAATTCGAAAAGTTCCTGAGAGAGTCAGGCTTTTCAAAATCGCAAGCCACTGCAATCGCTGGCAAGGGTTTGCGCCATCTTTTGAGCGAGTCTGAAGATGAAAAGTTCCAAGCGAAATCTATTTCAAATGCTCTTAATATTTTAAAAGGAAGTCAAAATGACTGATCAAAATTTAGAACAGCTCGCTCAAGAGTTTAAAAAACAAGTCGATGAAGTAAAAGGTATCGCCGAAGACTTCAAAGGCAAGCGTGAACATGGCGACAAAATTGCGGAAGGTGCCAAGCAAGCGGCAGATGAAGCAATTACCAAACTGAATGAGTTAAAAGCTCGTGTGGATGAAGTTGAGCAGAAAGCTGCTCGTCGTCCACATGATGGTAATGAAGAGATCAAATCTCTTGGTCGTCAATTCGTGGACTCTGATCAGTTTAAATCACTGGTTGGTTCAGCTGGTCAGCGCGGTAAAGCAAACCTTGAAATTAAAGCCACCATTACTTCAGCAACCACAGATGCTGCTGGCTCAGCTGGTGATTTAGTACAAACTACACGTTTACCGGGCATTATTGCTCCACAGGATCGTAAGCTTACAATCCGTGACCTGTTGATGCAGGGCCGCATGGATGGTAACGCGCTTGAATACGTTCAAGAAACTGGTTTTGTGAATGCTGCTGGTATGGTGGCTGAAGGTGCATTAAAGCCACAGTCTGACATTAAGTTCGATCTTAAATCGACTACTGCAAAAGTTATCGCTCACTACATGAAGGCGTCGCGCCAGATTCTTGATGATGCATCGCAGTTGCAGTCTTATATCGATGGTCGTTTGCGCTATGGTCTTGCTTTCAAAGAAGAGCAGCAGATCCTGAACGGTGACGGCACTGGTCAAAATTTGCTAGGTATTATTCCGCAAGCCACCGGATATGTGCGCCCCGCAGGTGTATCCACTACCGCAGAAAGCAAAATTGACACCCTGCGCTTCGCAATGCTTCAAGCAATTCTTGCTGAATACCCTGCAAGCGGCCATGTGCTAAACCCGATTGACTGGGCTGCAATTGAAACCCTGAAAGACACATCTGGTCAGTACATCATCGGCAATCCACAAGGCAATCTAAACCCAACTCTGTGGGGGCTTCCGGTTGCAGAAACACAGGCGATTGCTGCGGGTAAATTCCTGACTGGTGCCTTCTCAATGGGTGCTCAAATCTTTGACCGCTGGGCTTCACGTGTTGAAGTGGCAACCGAGAACGAAGACGACTTTGTTAAAAACTTGGTGACCATTCTTGCGGAAGAGCGTCTGGCATTGGCGGTTTATCGTCCAGAAGCGTTTATCTATGGTGATATTACCCCAGTAGTTACTGGCGGTTAATGCCAAATCTAATAAGGGCCAAATTGCTGGCCCTTATTTATTAGGAGGTAGTCATGACTGAGTACGATGTTAAGCGTGAGCATTATGGTGATAAGTATTACCAGACTGGTGATAAGCGCACAGCAAATCCAGCGGATGTGAAACACTTGGTTGATAAGGGTGTTTTAGTTGAATCCGTAGAAGAGCTAAAACCTAAAACAACCAAAAACCCAGCAAAACAGGCCAAACCAGAATGATTGATCTTGCAAAAGCTAAGTTGCATTGTCGTGTGGATCATGATGATGAAGATACTTTGATAGAAGCATATATCGATGCTGCCAATGAGCAAATCCAAGCACATTTAGATCGCAAAGTTATCGCAACTGAAGCTGAGCGAGTAAATGAAAATGATCTGGTTGATAACAAGGCTTTAGATGCTGCACGGCTTCTCTTTGTGGCACATCTTTATGCCAATCGGGAAGCCACCACTCAGGCAACGATTGAATTGCCTTTGGGATACTGGTCACTAATTCAGCCTTACCGGAATATGGGGGTGTGATATGGCCCAACGTGCAGGCGAACTATGCCACCGTGTGACGATTCAGCATAAAACCACAACCTATGATGAATACAACTATGAAACTGAAGCTTGGACTGAATACAAAAAGCTTTGGAGTAAATTGGAGTTTCTTTCAGTAAAAGACTCCATTAATGCTAAGGCTGCCGGATCACAAACCACAGCTCGACTAAAACTACGCAAGCGTGATGATATTGACTCAAGTATGCGTGTTTTATTCGATGAGCAGACATTCCAGATCGTTTCACCACCTAAACCAGACAATGAAAATGGTCGGATTTATATGACGCTGGAGTTGTCATTAGTGGAGTAGGTCATGACGGTAGAAGTAAATATTGAAGGACTGGATGAGGTTCAGGAAAAGCTTAAAAGACTTGGAAATCCTCGCTTAATCAAGAATGCTGCAAGGCGTTCTGCTCGTAAAGCCATGGCAATTGTTCGTGATGCAGCTCGATCTGGTGCAAAAAATATTGATGATCCTGAAACAGCCGAAAAGATCTGGAAAAATATTGCGATTGCTGCCGGTAAAACACGAAACCCAAATGAAGTGATAATGCGTGTCGGTGTTCGTGGTGGTGCGTCATTTTCTAATCCAAATCCGCCTAATACGAGTGGTGGGGATACGCGGCACTGGCGTTGGGTCGAGCTAGGCAGTGTGCACAATCCACCAACCCCATTTATGCGCCCAGCACTGCAAAACAACATTCAAGCTGTGACCAATAGCTTTGCTGAAAACTTCAATAAAGAAATTGACAAGGAACTCGCAAAATTATGAACATTTTACCTGTAGTTCCGGTGCTCAATGCCAGTATTGATGTGAGAGAATTGCTTGGCACCAATCCTTTAAGGGTATTTGAAGACGTAGCGCCACACAAGACACCATACCCCTATGCAGTCTGGTCGGTAGTCACGGCAAATCCTGAAAACCACTTGGATTGCCCAGCCAATACTGATCATGTGTCATTCCAGATTGTAGTTTATGACACTCATGCTGGGGATGCCTCAAATATCCGAGCTGCAATCAGAATGGCCTTAGAGCCACATTGCTATGTTACCAATATTCACCCAAACCATTTTGAGCGCATAGCTGACACTAATATTTTCGGTCGCGGCTTTGATGCGAATTGGTTTTTGGATCGAATGGATGGATCTGCGAAAATTTATAGTTACATTGAAAAATCAAGGCTCTTTATTGGCTCGCAAGAAGTGATGATTGGTAAAGATTTTGATTTAGTTTAAACGGAAATTTCCACATAGCACCCAACCGGGTGCTTTTTTTATGCCTAAAATTGAGGAGTACTCGCAAATGGCAGAATTACGCACGCAAGGGACAAACGTCTTTGCTTTTGATGGTACCAGCATTACGCAACTTGTCTGCGTAACCGGTATTGATCTGGGAAGTGACAGTACTTCAAAAATTGAAACAACCTGTCTTGAAGAAAAGAAATCCAAATCCTATGTGCCGGGGCTATCTGATCCGGGTGATGGTTCACTTTCAATTCGACTTGACCCCAAAAACACCTCACACATAAAACTTATTCAATGGGCAGAAAGTCGCACCGAACTTGAATTTTATATTGGTGCAAGCGATTCAAATGCACCGCCAACAGTGGCTACAAACAAGGTGAGCCTACCAACTGGACGCTCGTTCTGGTCATTTAAAGGCGCATTAACTCCAGCAGTACCAACCTTTGAAGCGGATTCCATTGTGGGCTACCAGTTCACTTTACAGCGTTCAACTGGTGTGACTCTAACTCCAGCAACTGTTTAATCCAAAGCCCCTGTATTGGGGCTTTATTCTTTCTGGTGAATCATGAAAAAATTAACTCTAAATGATATTAAGTCTGGCGCTTTAATGGGCAAGCCGGAGCATGTGACAGTCCAAATTAAAGTTGCTGGTGAAGATGCAGAGTTTGATACGCATATTCTGCCATTTAGCTACAGCACAGCAGTAGCCCAAATGAAAGCCTATGGTGAAAACAAAGAGGCCTTAGCTGGTGTTTTAGCAAGCGTTATTTGTGATGAGAAAGGACAACTCGCATTCACTGAAGATGAAATACGCACCCATTTCAACCAAGCCCTAGTAGATGCACTATGGTCAAAAATTGTGGATATTAACGTATTGGGAAAGCAACTGAACTCAACCAAGACGACGAAATCCTCATCGAAATCAGTATCGCGCTCGGCAAAACGTACAGCGAAATCGCAGACCTCCCATACCGAGAAATTAAAAAGTACACCGCCTACATCCGAAAATACGGAAGCCTCAACCTCGGAAGAAGATTCGAGCAAGAGCTAGCAAGAATTCACCAGTCTATTTTAATGCTGAAAGGCGTTAAGAACGTGAAGCTGCACGACTTGATGACCCATGAAGAAAAGCCAGTAGAAAAGAATCTTGAGGATTATTTGGTGGAGAATTTTGGGAAATAAGAAATCAATTTAGATTGGTTTCTTTTTCACCTGATAATTAGTATCTTATCCTAAATAAAGAGGGATTAGATATGAAGAAAATTATTTTATTGACCTTGATTGCTGGGTTGGCTGGGTGTAGCAATTCGGAGACCGAAAAACTAACTCGACAACACTTAAAAGATCCAGAATCTGCAAAATTTCAGAACATTAAGGGGTATTGTGGGGAGGTGAATGCAAAAAATAGCTATGGAGGTTATACGGGGTTTAAACCATTCTATCTGGCAAACGGTATTCCAGTATTTCAGGATGCTGATGAAAAGATTTCATTTTCATTTGAGAGAGGGTGGTTTGCACACTGCGAAAGTGATAGCAAACTAAGCAACCCCGAAAGAACATCTTGTGCGGCGTATTCTGACTTTGCATCTAGTGTCGTGGGTAATAAATTAGTAGGCGGGTCTCCAAGCGCGCTAATCCAAGTTGTTAAAGATAATGAGGATGCGGATATATATATTAAAACTATTAATGAGGTTTTCGCAGATAAAAGAATCAATAATGAGGAAAAGTATGCTTCTCAGATTCTAAAAAAATGTTTAGATGGAAAAATGAAAGTTCCACTTTAGAGTTCTAATGAAAGCCACATCAAGGTGGTTTTAGCAATATAAAACCATAGCTCGCATCATGCGGGCTTTTTTACGCCTAGAGGAAAAGTTATGGCTGGTAATTTGGGTGTTTTGACATTAAATCTAGTTGCTCGTATTGGCCAATTTGTTGAGCCAATGAAGAATGCCGAAAGACAGACCAAGACTTCAGCAAGCAATATGGCGCGCGATTTCGAGGAGGCTGATAAAGGCATCTCAACGTCTGCAAAAAATATTGGGCTTTCATTGGCAGGAGTTGCTGCATCCTATGTCTCTATCGACCGACTTATCAATACTCAACGCACTTTTGATAAGCTGAATGCAGGGTTAATAACAGCAACCGGGTCAGCAGAAGGCGCGGCAGCGGCATTTGATTCTTTACAGAAGTTCGCCAAGGAAACCCCTTATGGTTTGGAACAGTCTGTAGGCGCATTTATTAAACTTACAAACTTGGGATTAAAGCCCTCTGAAGCCGCACTAACATCTTATGGCAATACTGCTGCTGCCATGGGCAAGGATCTTGATCAAATGATTGAGGCTGTAGCGGATGCTACCACTGGCGAGTTTGAGCGATTAAAAGAATTTGGAATCAAGGCCAGTCAAGAAAATGGCAAGGTGTCGCTGACATTTAAGGGTCAAACCACCACAATCAGAAATAATGCCAAAGAGATTGAAAAGTATCTTCTTAATCTGGGTAATGTAGATTTTTCTGGCGCAATGGAAAACCGCATGAAAACCCTAGATGGGTCTATTGCAAACCTTGAGGATACAATTGATGGATTATTCCTAAAAGTATCGCAATCAGGAATTGGTGATGCGATTAAAGCCGGTGTGGATGGGGCTAATGAGTCACTGGAAACTCTAGGGGATAACCTAGATACGGTTGGCGATATAGCTTTGGTGGTAGGCGCTATATTTGCTGGAAGATATACCTCCAGTATGGTTGGCAGTATTCAAAAAACAGTTGCTGCAAGCATTGAGCAAAAACAAGCATTGGTAGCTGAACAAGCCGAAAGCGTAAAACTACTTGGTGTTCAGGCGCAAAGAGCGCGCCAAAATGTGGCTTTGGCTTTAACCGAGGTGAATCTAGCTCGTGCAGACTTTAATAATGCCACTACAGCAGCAGCTCGCGCGGCTGCAACTCAGCGATTGACAGCAGCAAACATTGCTTTAGCTATTTCTGAGAAACAGGCTTCTATTGCGACAACTGCCTATACAGCAGCTACAGGTGCGGCAACCGTAGCCACAAGCCGACTTGCAGCAGTCAAGGCGCTCTTGCTTGGATTGACAGGTGGGTGGGTAGGACTAGGCATTACTGTGGCTTCTGTAGCGGCAGGCTATTTAATGATGAGAGATGGTGCCGATGAGTCGACTAAATCATTAAGAGAAAACAATGAATCTGTTGATGATGCAATCAAGAAATACAAGGAGCTAGATGAGGTTCGACGTCGTTCCCAGCTTGTATCTGAAAGGGATAAATTACGTGATCTAGGTCAAGAATATGAAGATGTTAATTCAAAACTAATCACCGCCACCTACTCGTTCAGTCGTCACAATGATATGACATCTGAGCAATCAAAACAGGTTAATGCCTTGATTGCTGAATACAAGAAAACTGGCGATATTGATCAGTTTTCAGGAAAGATCAATGCTCTGAACTTTATTAATGAGACTGGAAAGGACAAGTTTAATACATTAGCCGGATCAGTCAAAACGGCCGGAAATGAGTTTAAGACCCAAAAAACTTTCGTTAGTCAAATGGAGCCAGCACTTAAGGGGGTTGGTGATCAGGCTAAACAGACTGCTGGCGAGGTTGCTGGTTTAAGTGAGGAAATAAAAAAGCTCCTCAGTACGAATAAAGAAGCAATGTTAAAAAATACTTCTTTGAATGCCATGATTGGAGCAGGTGCCGATCCTAAACTAGCTGAGTACTTGTATGAGGCACGTAAGGCGCAAGGAATTCTCGGAACATCGAAAATGCTTAGCGAGGATGTTAGAAAATCGGTATTAGCTCGCTATAACTCTGAGATTGGGTTAAATAAAACCCTCGAAGATCGTGCAAAAATCGAGGAGAGAAACAGGAAGCTTGTCGAGGCTCAAGGCAATGCAATGAAGGTGAATGCTTTGGTTGCATCTAACGCGGCTAAGGCTAATGCGGAGGCTTTAGAGGCGGCAAAAAATTTACCTAAAGGATTATTATCTGCTGTAAACATGGTTGAATCCCCTAAAAGCAACAGCGCTACCAGTAGGGCTGGAGCTGGTGGGCCAATGCAATTCATGCCTGCAACAGCAGATCGCTATAAAGTTGATATTAAAAGCGTAGAGTCTAGTTATCGCGGAGCATCAAATTATCTAAAAGACTTGTTAAAGATGTTTGATGGTGATCTTGAAAATGCGCTTAGAGCTTACAACTGGGGCGAAGGAAATATGCAGAACTATTTAAAATATGGTTCTGGCATGAAACCACTGGGCAATAATAAATTTCAAAAGGGCTACTTCCCAAATTACCCAATGCCTAAAGAGACTCGCGAGTATTCGGGTAAGGTAATGGGCTTCATGGGTGGAGCAAGCGGGGTTTCATTTACAGAGGATTATTCTTTTGATGACTGGTTGAAAGAACAAGAGCAATTTGCTATTGAGCGCGAAAAACTTGAGAAAGAGGTGGTCGAAACCAAGAAGGCTATTCAGGTCAGCTACTACAACGAATGGCAAAAACTTGAATACGATAACCAAGAAAGAATCAAGGAGATCAAAAAAACTTTTGCTACTGATCCAACAGAGCGCGACCGCCTTTTAGGGCTTCAAGAGAAGGCTTATGAGGATGATGTTGCCAACTGGATTAAGGCTCAGGATGAGCGGGTTAAGGCTGAAAACGAAGCTAATCAGCAAATTATTCTGGCGCGTCAAAATGCTTTTGCCATGATGAATGGGCCTCTAGGTGACATGGTGCAGACGGGAGTGGAAGCTAGCGCCCGAGCATCCATGAATCCAGAGGAATATCAAAGATGGCAGATGAACAATGAGCAGCAAGATGGTTATTCACAACTTGGGGATGATCTATATTCTGCGCGCTCAGGCATTGAGAATAATGAATTTCTGAGTGAAACGGAAAGGTATCAGCAACTTAACGACGCTTACAAGATTTACTTGGATGGAAAGAAAGCACTCACTGAGGAATATGCCAAGCAAGAAGCGGATTACGCTCAATATCAGCATGACAACCAATTAAGCATGTACGGCTCCCTACTTTCACAGGCCGGAACCGTTTGGGGTTCTATGACCGAGATGGTCAAGGATGCTGCTGGAGAGGGAAGTGCTGCTTATAAAGCTATGTTCTTGGCACAGCAAGCAATTGCAATTGGGCAGGCGATTATTAATACCGAGCTTGGTGCTACAGCAGCATTAAAAGTTGACCCAACTGGCTTCATGTCAATGATGACCAGAGGTATTGGTTACGCATCTGTTGGTCTAATCGCTGCTCAAACTATCTCAGGCATGGCCCACGACGGTATCGACAACATTCCGAAAGAAGGCACATGGCTTTTGGATAAAGGTGAACGTGTTGTAGATAGTCGAACCAATGCTGATTTGAAAGATTATTTGGCTAAAGGCGGTGGATCAGGTGGTGGGGATGTGAATATCACTGTTCACGTCACCGACTCGGGCGTAACAACACAATCAAACCAGTCAGATCAAAAGCAGCTCGGGCAGATGATTGGTAATGCGGTTCGTACGGTGATTCGTCAAGAGCAACGCCAAGGAGGCCTGTTATCTAAATGAAAACGATAATGGCTATATCGCTAGCCCTAGCTATTTCCCTAATCCTATACGCAGCCTCTTTCTTAATTAACCCAAGTCACTACAAAATTTTCGTAGTGGCTTTTGTTTTTGGGCTGAGCTGCTCATTCTTATTGAGGTATAAAACATGAAAGCAATACAATTTAAAAAAACAGGCACATTTACTGGTAATGCTGAGGAAATTCAGGCTCTTTTTGGTGGTCACTTTTGCTATACGGGAAAGGGTCGCTTAGAGGATATTGAAATGTACTTCGAGCGAGGAAGTCAAAGCTTGCCGATTAAGTTTAATGACTGGATTATTGACCTTAATGGGGTCATTTTAGTTTTAGATGGTGCGCAGTACCAAGCACTTGTGGCGGAAACAGCAAGCGCTAGAAAGCAGGCCGACGATCAAAAGCAGCTTGGTCAAATGATTCATGATGCGATTAGGTCTTCAATCAAGAACGATCAGCAACGGAGTGGATTACTTGCTGGCAACAAGTTTGCAGAAGGTGGCTTCACAAAAGATACACGACCAATTATTTCAATAAATATTGAATGGCCGAAGTTATGAGCAATCAAAAATTCATCTGGTGTAATGACCTAGATGGCAACTCCCAAACTTCAAGCTTTAAGGTTCTTCAGTCCAGTTTTGGTGATGGATATACACAGCGAACGAGTGTTGGGATTAACAATCGGTCATCCACATGGGCATATAAAAAGACTGGCAAGAAGGCTTTGATACAAGAGATCAAGGCCTTTTTTGATGCACATAAGGGTGCTGATTCATTCCTTTGGGATTCACCGCTAGATGGTGAAGTTCGAGTAGTGGCAGGGGATTATATGCCTGTTTGCCTGAGTGGTGAAATGTGGTCAATCTCCACCACTTTCACCCAAGACTTTAAACCTTAAATTCAATCAACTTTATGCCCTCAATCGAGGGCTTTTTTGTGGGCGTAAATTATGGCTAAGCAAACAATTAATCCAGGCACAGCACCAACTGGCGCAGGTGGTGACACGTTCCGCTCGGGATCTGCAAAACTTCAGGCGAATGACGATGAGATTTACAGCCAATTGGGTGCAAATACTCAAGGAGTATTACCTGCCGCGCTTCCAGTAAATAAAGGCGGTACGGGTGCAACTACGGCAGCTGCAGCCCGAACCAGTTTGGGATTGGGTACGGCAGCAGTAGGCACCATTACAACATCAACCACAGACGCAACAATTGGGCGTGTAACCAAGGTTGGAGATTTTGGCCTAGGTGCCACAACAACACCAAATATCACAAAAGAGCAATTTAACGACCCCACACAGGCACCACCATCAGGTTTCTACAGCTATAGAGATGGTTCCGAAGTTAATGCAAAATACAAATACTCACACGTTCTTGTGAGTAGGTATGGTAGCAGTTATGGCAAGCCTATGATGATTGGCGTGCAGGCGTATTTTGCCAAGCCTGAGATTTATTTCAAAACAATCTCAACTGATTCGCCAGTGACACAGTACGAATATTCTGGGTTTATGTATCACACATCAAATACAACTGTTGATTCAAACGGGTTTATCAAAGCTGCTTCACCAATCATTCAGCTTTTTGCAGATAGGATTGAGCTAAATGATGAAGCAAAACAGCAAGAAATAGCTTTTAAAAAACTTGGCACTGGTAACTATCTAATCAAAGGCTCAAGCGGCTTTGCACAAACAGGCTGGTATGTTGAAACTCCAAAAGATGCCAATGGTAATGTGCTGTTTTCAGTGATCTACACAACACTAGAAAATGGTGATATCTCAGTAAAAACTTATAAGAAAAAGTTTGATTTTGAAACAGTATCTATCGTGGCTGATCTTGATAATCCGGTGGATATTACAGAAAACCGCTGGATTGACTTGCGTTTGCAAGAACTTCCGCAACCTGAAATTGAAATCCCTGAACCAATTGCACCACCTGACTTTCAACCTACAGGTTTGGCTGAAGCAGTTGCTACAGTAATGGAGTCATACAATGACCCTGAACAGTGATTTTCAGAAACTCTACGTTGATGGTCTGATCACGCTGTTTGAACTGGATGCTCGCGCTTTAGGTGCGGGCATTTTACGTTTTCATGGTCATATTTCATATGAAGATTGGGAGCGTATTTACAGCTATATCGGATCAGACGGGTTGCTCGGGGATACAACTCAATTAATTGGTGAAGTGTTTGAAAGCGGTGAAAACAAAGTCTGGATGCGAAACATCATCTGGCAGGGTCAGACTTTCGAGCCGATGGCGCTTGAAGTGTCGGGTCTTGAGATGCGCTCAGATGGTAAAGCTTCAGCACCAACTTTAAGCATGACCAACAATATTGGTGGCATTCAAGGCGCTGTGTCTATTTACTGCTTACAGTTTGGCGACTTCGCAGGAGCAAAACTCAAAGTCATTACCACGCTGGCTAAATATCTGGATGCTGAAAACTTTAGTTCTGGCAATGCCACAGCGAATCCAAGCGAGAAGCGGGAGCAAATTTGGTTCATTGAGCAAAAGACTTCTGAAAATTCTCAGCAGGTGACGTTTGAACTTTCTAATCCAGTGGATTTTGAAGGGCTAAAAATACCAACGCGACAAATCTCAAATTACTGCAATTGGGAATATCGAAGTGAAGAATGTGGCTACATCGGATCTGCAATGTTTACTGAAAAAGATGAGCCGACAGATAATCCAGCTTTAGATCGATGCAACTACAGAACGTCAGGCTGTCGTTGTCGAGAGAATGAGCTTCATTTTGGTGGATTCCCTGCATCCTCAATGGTGTAAAAATGAAATTAAATAAAAAATATTGTTTATGTGGTGGTGTATTTAAGCCCACTGGAATTGTATTAACTTCATGCCCGCCACAAATACAGCATCAATGCGATAAGTGCTCAAAAATAGAGGCATTCTATGAAACTAACCGCAAAACTTAAAAAAGCAATCCAGGCGCATGCTGCTGAAGTTTATCCAGATGAATGCTGCGGTGTGATTGTGAATAAGACATATATTCCATGTCGCAATATTTCAGACAATAAAGATCAGTTTGAAATTCATCATGAAGACTTGGCGCATGCTGAAGATCAAGGTGAGATTCAAGCCTATGTACATTCACATCCCAATGCTACAACACGTGCTTCGGATTTAGATTTATTACAAATTGAGCTTCATGAAAAGCCTTGGGTAATCTGTGCTTGGCCTGAAGTGGATTTCCAAGTCTATAAGCCATGTGGTTATAAAGCGCCACTCATTGGTCGTGATTACCACCATGGATACCAAGACTGCTATTCAATAATTCGTGATTTTTATAATCGTGAGTTGGGTATTCAGTTGATTGACTTCGAACGTAAAGATGATTGGTGGAGTGATAAAAACCACAAATCCCTTTATTTAGAAAATTTAGATGAAGCTGGATTTTATGAAGTCAAAGAACCTCAGTATGGTGACATGTTGGTGTGTAATGTTGGTCGCACAGAACACCCGAATCATGCTGTGATTTGGCTAGGTGATCAGTGGCAATTAAAGTCAGAAGAAAGCACAAGTTGTTTTGGTGGACCATTGATTCTACATCACCCGTATGGCCGTAAATCTGTTCGTGAAATCTTTGGTCAGCAATGGCAGGAACGAGTTGTAAAGGTGGTTCGGCATAGGGAGATGAAGTATGAACTTTAAAGGGTTGCGTCAAAGAATTCACGAAAAACAGAAAGAACTAAACGATCTACTTAACGATTTAAATGAGCAACTTGCTTTAGAGCAAGGAGATTACAGTGGGTTATCAATACCTCACGATGCAACACATTACCGAGTTGTGAATTGTAAAGTGGAATATATTAGGAAATGTCCTTATCGAGACGATTGGGATATTTGGCTAGATTCAACCAACAGCTGGCTTGGAACCTTCTGGAAGAGAGTAGAAGTAGGAAAGGATGTAAAGCTATTAATCGCCAAATAAGGCGGTTTTTTATTGCATGGAGAAAAGTGAATCATGCTTAAAACGATCAAATTATATGGCGTACTGGGAAAGAAGTTCGGTAAGGAATTTCATCTAGCTGTTGAAAGCACTCGTGAAGCTGTAAAAGCGCTATCAGTCCAAGTGCCCGGCTTTGAGCAATTTATGCTAACAGCTCATGAGCAAGGTCTTGCCTTTGCTGTCTTTCAAGATGATGAAAATATCAGCGAGGATCAAATCGACTTTGAGACTGGTGCCAAAGTTATCAAGATCGTACCTAAAGTCATTGGGGCTGGGGGTAATAATGGTGTATTGCAAACGATTCTAGGTGTTGTTCTTATCGTTGTTGGTGTTTTTTATGATTGGTCAGGAACCACATCCATGTATGGTGCCGCAATGGTTGGTGCTGGTATTGGAATGGTTGTTGGTGGGGTTGCTCAAATGTTAATGCCTAAAGCGGATGCACAAGATCAAAACCAAGACGGAAACAGGGCCAATAAAGGCTTTGGTGGTGCAGCTACAACAATCGCACAAGGCAATCCAGTTCCGATTCTTTATGGTCAGCGTGAAGTCGGTGGATTTATTGTGAATGCTGGTCAATTTGCAGTAGATACTTTTAGCTCTGCGGATGCTGGTTACACAGGCGGCGGCAGCAGCGGTGGAAAGAAATAATTTAAAAACACAGGCGCAATGAGCGCCTTTTTTATTGTCTAAGGATAAGTATGAACGCAGTAATTAAAGGCGCAAAAGGTGGTAGCAAAAGCCAAAGACAACCCAAAATTGCAAACGATACAACCGCTTCAAAAACCTATGCACGTTTACAATATGGCATGAGTGAAGGAGAAGTTGAGGGCTTAGCAAATGGCTTTAAATCAATCTTCCTTGATGACACACCAGTTGAGAGCGATAGTGGCGCAAGAAACTTTCAAGATGTCACTCTAGATTTTCGTTCAGGCACCAATGACCAGACATACATGGAAGGCTTTGAAAGCATTGCTTCTGAAGCCGCTGTTGGAGTTGAACTTAAAAGTGATACGCCTTGGGTTAAAGGGATTACCAATCTTAATCTAGATGCAGTGATTGTAAGGGTGCGTTTTGGGGCCTTAAAAAAGCAAGACCCAAGCAATGGCGATGTTTCAGGTATTGTTATTGATTACTCGATTGAAGTGCAAACTGATGGAGGGGCATGGGAGTTAATGCTTGACACCAAAATGCCAGGAAAAACTTCAGCAAATTATGAACGCACCCACCGTATCGGCCTACCAAAAGCTAATAATAATTGGTTGATTCGCGTCACACGTAAAACACCAAATTCGAGCTCTGAATATGTCAGCGATAAGATGTATATTCAGGCCATTACTGAAGTTATCGATCTTAAACTTACATACCCAAATACCGCAGTGATTGGCGTGCAATATGATGCTGAGACATTCTCGAATATTGCCAAAATCGCAGTTGATTTAAAGGGTGTAAAGATCAGAGTGCCAAGCAACTATGATCCAGTAAGCCGAACTTATATCGGGATATGGGATGGTACATTTAAACGTGCTTATAGTAATAATCCAGCTTGGATTTACTATGACCTATGCACCAATAAGCGATATGCGCTTGGCAACCGTTTAACCGAGCAAATGATTGATAAATGGTCTTTATATCGTTTAGCTCAATATTGCGATCAGTTGGTGCCAGACGGAAAAGGCGGTCAGGAACCGCGTTTTACTTGTAATGTGTATATTCAAAGTGCTGAATCTGCTTTTGATATTTTAAGCAAACTAGCAGGTGTATTCCGTGCGATTTCATATTGGGACGGCAATTCAATCGTCTGTGATGCTGATTTACCACAAGATACTTATTTCACTTACACTCGCGCCAACGTCATTGATGGGCATTTTGAATATTCAGGCACTCGTGCGCGTGATCGTCACAATGCAGTCAAAGTCGCTTGGGATAATCCACAAAATCGCTATAAAACCGAATATGTCTTCGTACGGGATGAAGCAGCGATTGCACGCGATCGAGGTGCAGTCAAATTACTTGAGTTGGAGGCATGGGGCTGTACATCGGAAGGACAAGCACAGCGCACAGGGCAGTGGGCGCTAAAAACAGAACAACTTGAAACTCGAACCGTCACATTTAAAGTCGGGTTAGATGGTTATATTCCATTACCAGGTAAAGTGATTGAGGTTGCAGACGAGTTGTTAGCTGGCCGTGCAAATGGTGGACGTATCTCTGCTGTCAGCACTGACCGTAAAATTATCACTTTAGATCGTGACGATGTTGTGTGCCGTGCAGGTGATCGACTGGTTGTAAACGGTGAAGATGGTAAAGCGCAAACTCGAATCGTGTCATCAAAAATTGGACGCAAAGTCACAGTTACATTGGCGTTTGATTCTGTGGCTGCGGAAAATGTTTGGGTCGTTGATGCTCAAGATTTAAAAACGATGAAGTTTCGCGTCATGAGTATTACTCAAGATGACAAACATCAGTTTTCAATCACTGCTTTGCAATATGAATCATCAAAATATGATGCTATTGATTTCGGCGCATTCATTGATGATCGTCCGATTTCCATTATTAATCCAACGACTCAAGCACCTGTCACCAATGTTTTGATTTCATCTGAAACAATGGTGCAGCAAGGATTGTCTATTGAAACAATGGTGATTGCTTGGGATCAAGCACAAGGTGCAACTAAGTACCAAGTGGAATGGCGCAAAGATGATGGCACATGGATTAAGTTGCCGATCTCTGGCAGTAATTCAGTTGAAGTTCAGGGGATTTATGCGGGTAATTATGAAGCGCGTGTCACTGCAATTTCTGCATTTGATATTGCTTCTTTGCCAACATATTCAAATCTGACAGCGTTGACTGGCAAGCAAGGATTACCGCCAGCGTTAGCAAATATTGCTGCGACAGGCATCTTGTTCGGTTATCGCTTGAATTGGAGCTTTCCTGCGGTTGGTGCGCTTGATACAGCCTATACTGAGATTGAGATTGCAAGCACTGCGAATGGTGCTAATGCAGCACAGCTTGGCTTGTTTGCATACCCAACAAACAGCCATGTAATTCAAGGAATGCAGCCAAATATAACTCGATATTTCCGCGGACGATTGATTGATCGTATTGGGAATATTGGCCCATGGTCGCAATACGCAAGTGCAACAACTTCAGCTGATGCGTCTGCTGTACTTGATATTTTGTCGAGCAAAATTACTGAGTCACAATTACACCAAAACTTGCAAACTAAGATCGATAAGATCGACACAATTGCGGGTTTGGATGGCGATATTGGTAATTTGATTGAAAATATTAGTGCTGTTCAAACTCAGACAGATCAAATTAGTGATGAACTTGCTTTGGAGCGTCAGCAACGAGTTACAGCAATTCAAGACTTAGACGATGGCTTAACGCAAGAAGTTTTAGATCGCCAAAATGGTGAAACTGCAATTTACGGCTACGTGAATACTTATAAACTAAGCAATGACAATGCGCTTGCTAGTTTTCAAGACAGTCTTGAAATTGCATTATCTGATTCATCTTTAGCGATTGAAAAAACTCAAGCGTTAGACGGTCGGGTGCAAGTTGCAGAAAATGAGGCTGGTAATGCTTTGTTCAACTCAGCAAGTGCCTTGCAGAAAGCTAACATTGCTATTGATGACACAAGAGCACTATCAAGTCTTGTGACCGAAGTTAAAGCAGTTGCAGAGCAATCAGCAGACACAGCAGACATAGCAGCAGCGGGAGCAGCGAGTGCGCTCGAAAAAGCAACCGCTTCAGCAACAAAGTCAGATGCGAATGCGAACAAAATTGAGGAAATTACTGCCGAACTTGGAACAAAAGCCAGTACAGGCGCATTGAATCAAACTAATGCCAACATTGCCGAGGTTGATGGAAAGGTTAACGCAAACACCACACGGCTTAACGGTGTATATGCGCAAGTCAATCCAGACATGATCGGATCAACAGAAGGGCTGATTGGTTCAACTGCTGGTCATGTTGGAACGTGGACTTTGCAGTCGGCAGTGATTGAAGGCGATATGGCTTTAAGTCAGCGCATTGACACCACTGTTGCTGAAATTGACAATGCAAAAGCACTGGTTCAAACCGAAGCTTATGCAAGAGCACAGGAGAATGAGGCGCTATCATCGCGCATCAACACATTAAAAGTTGATGTTGATGGGAATAAAGCAGCAATTGTAACACTGGAAACAGCGCGAGCGACTGACAATGAAGCCTTTGCTGGTCGGTTCGATACACTTCAAGCGTCCACAAAGACTGCAAAAGACACAGCAGATCAAGCAATTTTGGATGCACAGTCTAAATCAGCAGCAGCAGAAGCAGCCGCAAAAACCTATGCAGACGCCAAGGCGGAAGCTGAAGCCGATGCAGCAATTGCAGCAGCATCAAATGATGCAACCGCAAAAGCTAATGCAGCAGAATCAGCAGCAAAAGCAGCAGCAGCCTTAGATGCAAAAAACAAGGCAGATGCAGCACTTGCAGCAGCCAAACTTGATGCAACTGAAAAAGCGAATGCTGCGACCACAGTAGCCAATGCAGCACAACAAGCAGCCGATGCAGCAGCTACAGCAGCAGGCAATAAAGGAGAGGTTATTTTTGGCTCAACCACGCCCGCAGCAGAAAAGCGTCTGCCTCAAAACTTATGGATTGACACAACGGGAGGGCTAAACACACCGAAGCGTTGGAATGGGTCAGCATGGGTTGCTGTTACCGACAAAGCTGCAACCGATGCGGCAGCAGCAGCGCAAGCAGCTCAAGATACAGCAACAGAAGCTCTTGATAAGGCGGATGCTGCAACTGAGAACATCGCAACCATCAAGCTCGATCAGGGTGTCTTTACTGACAGGCTTGATGCAATCGGCGGTGAGATTAAGACGATTCAAGGTTATGTAGATGGTCAGCAGACAAGCATTGAAGTTGTAAGTGCTGTTGGCGACCTAAACAAGCTCAAGAATGAGATTGCAAAAGCTCGACTTGATGAAGACACAATTAAACTGCAAGGACAGGCCGCGGCACTCACTTCAGCAGTAAATAGTTATGACGCAAGAATTGCTGAAATAACTAGCAAGCGCACAGCAGAGCAAGCAAAGGCGGATAAAAATCAGGAGTTAATTGATCTTTATACAAGCCAAATCGCAGAGCTAAACGCTGCTAAAGTTGATGCAAATGCACAGAAAGACGCTATTTCTTCGCAAATTGCACAAATCACAGCAGACAAAGCAAGGCTAAACTCACTTGTTCTGACTGAAAGTAAGATTAAGGCGCAGCACACAATCAAGCTTGATAGTGATGGTGTGATTTCATCTTACGGCTTGGCGGTTGAAGAGAGTGGTGGTACGAATTACAGCAACTTTGTTATTCGTGCTAACTCGTTTGCTTTAGCAGGGCCAGCAAGCGAAGGAAGTACACCGTACTACCCTTTCAACTTCCGCAATACGCCATACACCGACCCAAACACAGGCACGGTTTTCCCTGTGGGCGCTTATATGAAGTCGGCGTTTATGGATTATCAGTCTGTCAAAACTTCGCATATTGAAGATTTGGCGGTGAAGTCTGCACAGATTGATAACTTGGCTGTGACTTCAGGAAAAATTGCGCAACTTGCTGTGGACACTTTACACATCAAAGATCGAGCTGTAACGGTACCATTGGGCATTCAGCAACAAATATCTACTGCAAACTTCTCAGGGAGCGTAGCTGCTGGCTGGACAAAGGAAGTTGATGTTGCATTTCCAGGCGTTGAAACCATTACAGCAGGTAACTTTTGTACTTTATTTTTCCGTAGTGACATTCGATTCTACTCGCCAAACGTCCCTAACCCACTGACCCTTGAGATCTATTTAGGGGATGGTTTGATCGGTACTATTGGATCTCGTGTTGTCGTTGACGGGTCAGTTACTAGACGTGTTTGGGTGGTTACAGGTCCCTCAGGGGAATATATTACAATGGCTACAGGTGTAACCACAGGGGCTTATATTGATGAACAAGGTGCAATTCAAGTTGCATTTACAATGCCCTTTGGAATTAATGCATCAAGTGCCTTGAAGTTTAAGTTCATCAACAGCGCAGTAGCCCGTTCTGTGGTCATTTCAGGAAGCTACGTTAATCTATTTTTAGTGGAGTTTAAGAAGTGAGATTCATTGTTATTAATAAGAGCGACAAAAAAGTAAAGTCTATTGCAGATATTCCTTTTGACTATGATTATCCAATTGATGAGGAGTGTGATCTTGTAACTGGGTATGAGGATTACGCATTTAACTTAATGAGCCACGATTATATTTTCAGTGGTGATACATTTACAGAGGTGGCTAAATTATGAAGTTAATAGGTTGGGTTTTTGTACTTATAACACTGTCTGCATGTGCTTTTGATCTAGTTGCTTATGATGAGCTGAGAAAGCAAGAGCATGAAGACCACTTAAAACAAAATGGTTATTAAGTAGTTAATTTTTAGCACCTTCGGGTGCTTTTTTTATTACCAAAATTTAGGGGGGCGCAATGCCAAATGACTACTCATCTGACCCACCAGTAGCGACAGCAGGGCAACTTCTTGCCATCTCAGACAAGATTAATGACATATCCAAAAACATGGATAAGTTAGCTGAAATGCCCCAAAAGCTCGACCGTATGAATATGCAGTTGGAGCAGCTCAATAAGGAGCATCAACAGACACGGAATGACTTAACTCAAACCCGTGACAATCTGCAAGAAGATTTAGACCGAGCAAAGTCAAACTTCAAAAGTGAGATTAAGCAGTTCAGAAATGAAGTTGAGCCAAGATTTAAAGAGGTGGATTCACAGATCAGAGTGCTACATGAAAGCAAAACCAAGATTGACAGCATTACTAATCTTGTACGCTTTGGCGGCATTTTCTTAGCAGGTCTATTCGTCGTCGCTTGGAATACTCAGACGAGCAAAACAGACACAGTAAATACTCAAGCCACAACCAACGCCCAGAGCATTCAGGTTCTTGAAAAACAATCTGATCAACTCTTAAGAACGGTTGAGGAAATCCGAAACAAAATTTATGAACGAAACATGAGAGAGGAAAAATGAAATTCATCCCCGAAAACGTCTGGAAATATTTATCTGTAAAGCTCCCAATTATCGGAGCTTTTTTATTGGGTGTTCTTCCTGTTTTAATTCAAGAAGGCATCAATACACAACTCATTCCTGCTGAATACCATGCTATTTTGCTTTCAGTTGTATTGCCTGCATTGGCGTACATTGGCCGTAAGATTGCACAGCCTAAAGTTAAGGGTAGTCCATAATGAAACACATATTTGATTTCCTGCGAAAGATCAGTGGTGGCAAACTCACCCAAAAGCAGGTTGATGCTGCAGATAAGCTGATTGCAACTGCTTATGATGACCTGAACGATGTGTTGGGTATCGCCACAGATGAAATGCATGTGAGTCCAAGTGGAGTCGATCTGATCTGCAATTTTGAAGGTCTGCGACTGAAAGCCTATGATGATGGCGTAGGTGTATGGACTATTGGTTTCGGTACCACAAAATACCCAAATGGTATTCGTGTCAAAAAAGGGGATACCTGCACACTGGATCAAGCCAAAGCTTATATGCAGAACGATCTGAAATCATTTGAGCAGACTGTAAATAATACGGTCAAAGTTCCACTCAATCAGAATCAGTTTGATGCACTGGTATCACTTGCCTACAACATTGGGACTAATGCATTTAGCAAATCGACGTTGGTTAAAAAGTTGAATGCCAATGATATTCGCGGTGCAGCAGATCAGTTTGATGTATGGGTGAATGCAGGCGGTAAACGCATGCAAGGGCTTGTAAATCGTCGCGCTAGAGAAAAGGCTTTGTTCATATCATGATCAAAGCATTATTGCTGTGCATCCTGCTTTCAGGCTGCACAGCTCATTCGATTTCGACAAAGGTGCATGTCACTGTTTGTGTTCAGTGTGTGAATTGAAGAAGCCCTCTAAGTGAGGGCTTAATTGCTATTTATTTTATACTCGAATTTTTTCTAATAACTCCAATTCGAACGAATCAATTAGTGCAATTGTAGTGCTTAACATTTCAATTGTATTGTTTGATATACGCTGAATTATCAGGAGACTTTCCCTTGGGAGATTCTAGGCAGCCAACTTATAAAAGTCTTCGGCCATTTGATTTGGTGTCTTAAAACCCAAACCCTTTTGAATTCTTCGATGATTATAAAATAATTCAATGTATTTTATAATATCTGCTTTGGCTTCTTCTCTGGTTTGATAGTTGTAATGATGCACTAACTCATTTTTCAGTATTCCCCAAAAGCTTTCAATCGGTGCATTATCGTAACAGTCTCCGCGCTTGCTCATTGAACCTTGAAAACCATATTGCTCAAGTATATTTCGATATTCATGGCTGCAATATTGACTTCCTCTGTCTGAATGCACAATCAGTTCTTTGGTTGGTTTTTGATTGTGAATAGCCATATTTAGCGCATTACAAACAAGCTGTGTTGTCATGCGCTCATTTAAGCTATAGCCAACCACTTGCTTCGTGTAAAGGTCTTTTACCGCTGCTAAGTACAGCCATCCTTCAACAGTCCATATGTACGTAATATCACTTGACCATGCTTGATTTGGTCTAGTCATTGAGAATTGTTGTTCCAGCAGGTTTTCATAGATCGCTCGATTATGGTCACTATTCGTAGTCCTTTTAAAACGCTTGTGTCGCTTACAATACAGGTGGTTCAGCGCTTTTATCTGACGTACAGCGTACATACTCATTTTTATGCCCTGAGCTTGTAAGTATTTGGTTAATCGAATATAACCATAGCTCTGCCTTGTCTCCTCATGGGCTATTTTCACCAATATCGTCTGTTGATTTCGTTGAATCGTTCTTTTGCTCACGCCTCTCTTGAGCCAATCATAAAAACATGAAACTGAAACATGAAGTAATCGAGCCATTAAGGTAATTGGAAAAGAATATCTTTTTTGTTTCATATAGGCGTACCTTACTGACTTTCTTTGGCAAAGTACGCTGCTGCCTTTTTTAAAAATTCACGTTCCATTTCAGCTATTTTGAGCTGTTGTTTGAGTTTTTTATTTTCTTCGAGTAGAGCGTTTAGATCAGGTGAATACTGTTTTGTACCTGCTAAAGTTCCAGCCTTTGCTTTGGTATTCCAATTTGAAAGAGTTTGCATTGAAATGCTAAGTTGTCTGGCTGTTTCCGAGACATTGCCTTGATTGGCTTCAATTAATTTGATGGCTTCAGCTTTAAATTCTGTGGTGTAAGTCTTGTGTTTCTTGCTCATGGTAAACTCCTGATGAGTGTGTTTAGTTTACCAAGTTAAAACCTCCTGTTTTTTCAGCACACATCAGTTATATGTATACTTTATTTCTTGCTTTTGATTTAAATCGATATAGCTATACCCTACTTCGGACTCAAGAGTTCTTTTTAATGAGTAGAATGCGGGATTATTATTAATTTCCAAACCATAAGACCTATATGATCTATATGGTGCAACAAAAATCTCTTTATCTTTCAATTCATCTAAATCGACTAGGTAATTATAATATTTTTGGTACTCTTTAATACAATTAAGGTAAAAGTTTTCAGAATGTATGAAATGATGGTTAATTTTACCAAATTCTTCAAAAAGCAATTTGTTTTTTAAAAATTTTATATTTTTGACAATATCAAAAAACTTTTGGTGTATATCGTTCTTACTATAATTAAGTATATCCTCATTTAAAATAAGAAACTCATTTGTTCTTTTTAAGGTATGAAGATGATCCAACATAAAACTTAACTGATATCTAACTTGAGATAAAACCCCTAAAGCTTCTAAAACTTGCTCTTTAGTAGTTACGTAATTAGCAGGGTCTCTCCAGTCATTAAACAATTTTACTGCTACATATGCCGCAAAAAAAGTCGCACTTGCGGACAACAACGATCCTAGTGCGGAGATGCTCTCAGCATTTTGATTGAATATTTTTAAAGTCCAATAAATTAGTAAAGCAACAGCATAAGCAACTATGGCCCAAAGAGCGATATTTATAATTTTTTGTTTATCCATTTACTTGTTTCTTTTGACGATTGCAAATTTCATAATCTATTGGCCTAACTATCAATAGTCAACATACCTTCCCAACTAAAATAATCCCGTGTCAAACTCCCACGACTCATCGACCAACCACGGTTCGGTAATTTACATGGTCCGATCGCAAGCTTCTTATCTCCAAACCTCTCCTTAACACCTTCCATTGCAAGCTGCAGCTTTTCATTTCGTTCTATAGACTCGACATCACTGAGCAGGTCAGGAATATAAGCCGCTTTATTCTCGATGCACGTTAAAATCACACCGCATTTTTTAAACTCAACACCTTCTTGAAACAGTTCATTCATTTGTTTCATCACAGCTTTATTCATCACTGCAGCAGAGTCAGTAGGCTCAGCAAAACCTACACTAATTGATTTCTTATAAAAGGGCTTATTCTTATCAAATGGATTGGACTCAGCAAAAGCAATCACGCAGCCACATAAGCTTTTGTCTTCACGTAGACGTTTAACTGCTGACTGCAGGTAATCACTCATTGCCTCAGACAAAGATTCTTTATCTGTTACTCGTTGGCCAAATGACCTTGATGAGATGATTTGTTTTTTAGCGGGTGGGGCATGTTCAATTTCAATGCAAGAAATGCCTTGCAACTCAGCTACCGTCTTGGCCATAACAATGGAAAAGAGTCTTTTCATATTGCGCGGCTCAGTTCGTGTGAGATCCTGAACGGTATGTACACCCATAGCATGCAGTTTCTTGCTGTGCTGTCGACCGACTCCCCAAACCTCAGATACATCGATCAAACTAAAAAAGTAATCCTTATGTTTTGGGTCCATTGATACCAAATTGCAGACACCCGAAAAGCGTTTGGCTTTCTTAGCCATATGGTTGGCAATCTTCGCTTCAGTCTTACTTCGACCAATGCCGACAGATACAGGCAAGCCGATCCATTTTGCAATGCGTTCACGCATGTCTTGAGCGTATTCCGTTAAATCGAATTTATGCTCATATGCAGTGAGATCTAGAAAGCATTCATCGATCGAGTAGATCTCATGCTCTCCTGGTGCAACATATTCGGCAAGGATGTTGTGAAAGCGCTTAGACATTTCAGCATAGACTTTATAGTTGCTCGAAAGCACCTCAACATTGTGCTTCTCAACAATGTCTTTGATTTGGAATAGGGGCACACCCATTTTAATACCAAGATCTTTAGCTTCCTGTGAACGTGCAACTGCACAACCATCATTGTTTGAAAGCACAATGACTGGTCTATTATTCAACTTTGGATTGAACACACGCTCACAACTGACATAACAATTGTTTACGTCAATTAAGGCATAGATCTTCTTTTCGCTTCTCATCTGAAGCTCTTTAGAACGCGGGTGACAACACCCCAAATAATAAACTCTTGTCCTTCACTGAAATGAATGTCGTCGTAATCAGGGTTTTCAGCTTTTAACCAACACACACCATTATCCTCACACATGAGACGCTTTACGGTGAACTCATTGTCGACCAGTGCAATAACGATGTCCCAATGCTTTGCTTCAAGACTACGATCGACAATTAACTCATCTCCAATATCGATACCAATATTGATGAGTGACAGTGAATTAACACGCACGATGAACGTAGCGGCGGGATTCTTTATCAGGTGTTCATTAAGGTCTAGGGTTTTATCGACATGATCTTGAGCAGGGGAAGGGAAACCCGCTTGAACGCGCTCAGTGGCCAATGGAATAGCCATGTGTGTGACTGGATCAACTTGGCGAATGTGATCGATTTCTGAATCAGCTTTAGGCTTCTTTAAAAAGGCTTTGATTTCTAAAACAGAAGAGTTCGGCACACGGATAAGCGTAGTCAGCTCTGAGCGCTTTCGCCCCGCACCCGGTCTTGTGCCACCGTGCATTTTTAGGTCATTCATAGCCAAACTTGATTTCTGTAACAGATTTCAAGATTGTAGATTTTGGTCAAAATAAATTCAAATTTAAAAGCTGTGGATAATCAACGGACCTTCAAATTAAATTAGGTTGAGCACCATTTTCAGATAAGCGGGATTTAGGGAAGGTTATGTACTCATCTTGTATTTCAAAGAAGAACTCATGCGCCTCTTTAAAGCTGCAATATCGAAAGTGAAAACACGGCCAAATTTTCATGATTTCATACCGTCAAAACGGTCAATCTTTTCTATATTTTCGATAATAGTTTTGCAGGAATTTTGCATTTATTTTGCAGTAACTTTTACAAAGTATAGAAAAAACATAAAGATAACGTTATTTTTCAGCCTTTTATTGATATTTGTTATATATAGATAAAAAGTAGAGGTACAATTCTAAATTACGCAATAAGAATGAATTTTATTTTTATAGGTACTTATTCCAATGAATAAAAAAGCTGAATTTTTAAAACTTTACACGGGACTTCGCAGAGAAGCTGCAATTAAAGAATGCACTTTAATAAGTAATACAAATGATCCTTGTGACGGAAAAATTGTTAGCGCTCATTCTATTCAACGTGGAAAAATATTAAAGTCAATTTCTAAAAATGGAGATGTTTTTGAATTATCATTTGAAATTGTTGATGACGTTGTGCCAACAATTCAGTTTCGTAAAGTTGGAATAAAAAAATTCAGTACTTTTTCAGGTTTTTGTCAAAAACACGATAAATTGATTTTTCAACCAATTGAAGATAGACCTTTTATTAATAATGCCGAGCAACAATTAATTTATGCTTATCGAGCAATAGCCAAAGAGTTACATACAAAAAAGGAAAGTAGAAGACTTAATAGTATTTTTGTTAAAGATCATGTTCAAAATATGACATTAATCCAAGATATTAATGATTTGAGAAGATTAGCCGATTTTACTTATTCTAAGTTAATAGAAAATAAGTTTGATGCACTAGTTCATTATTCATTTACCCTTAATGAATACTATCCTATTGCCTGTAATTCGATCTTCATTCCATACTTTGATGATGAAGGAAACAATGTATTTAGCAGTAGCGAATATACGAGAATTCAGGGAGAAACTCTTCCGACTGATGAGAGCCCATTCATTACATTAAATGTTTTTCCAGAAGATGGCAGAACATATGTACTTATATCTCACGTTGCTTCAAGGCTAAACGAGTTTAAATTTTTGCAAAACCTATTTAATAAGCCTATAGAGGATTTCACTTTGTCTATATCGCAAATGATGTTGACTCACTGTGAGAATTTGGGATTTGGTCCTGATTATGTAACTAGTAATTTTACACCAGAGGAAAGAAGTCAGATTGGGAAATTCTTTAAAACTACTATGGAGGATGGTAGAAAGTTTTATGCTAGTGATATAAATCTTTTCAGAAATTAGTAGGCAATTTTCATTAAAATTAGTGCTTGTTTGACTGCTATGTATCATTACGGAATACCCCGTTGAATTTAATAAGATTTGACAGGTTTTTTGACAGACTGACGTGTAAAACAGTCATATTCTATTAGAAATTAAAAGTGCAAACCCTTGTATTTAAAAGGTCTAAGTTTGATTGAGTTTTATTGTGTGGGATGTTCGCGGGTTCAACTCCCGCCACCTCCACCAAAATTCAAAAGTAAATCCGAAGATCTTCCAAGATCTTCAGCTAAAGGCTTGAACCGTAAGGGTTCAAGCCTTTTTTGTTTTAAGATCATTACATATCATTTAAGAACATTTTGAAGTGAGGCTGTACACATAGGGTGTACACAACGGAAAAATTGAACTGGATGTGTACAAATCATGAAGCGGACGCAAATAAAGCGTTTTCCAATCGCTGATACAGCATTGGAAAACCTAGAACCTGAGGCAAGTGAGTACCGAATTAAAGACAGTGAAAGTCTTTATTTTAGGGTTGCGCCAAGTGGGAAAAAATCTTGGGTTTTTCGTTATAAAAGAGAAGATGGAAAATGGTCTTGGATTAGTTTGGGAGCATATCCGCTAATCTCAGGTGCTAAGGCAAGAAAAAAAGCTCGGGAATTACTTAATGATATAGTTGATGGTAAAAATCCAGTTTTTACTAAAAAGCAGAAGCAAGAGAAAGAACTTAGTGAGCGTAAAGATTTGTTCAAAGCCTTAGCTCAAGAATGGCTAACGATCCGTCAAGGGAACTGGGTTGAAGCTACTTTTTTTAGAAATAAAGGTGCATTAGAAAAACATATTTTCCCAAAATTTGGTCATAGACCTTTTGATTCGATTCTAGCTGTTGAATGGTTTAACCATTTGCGAGCTATTCAAGTTGAACAGGGAATTAATGAACAGGTTAAAAGAATTTTAACCATGTGTCGTGATATTTATAATCTAGCAAAAGTCACGGGACGTATTGAATATAATCCATTAGAAGGTATACATAAATATCTAGAAAATGGTGTGTCGAAAAGTATGCCACATGTGGGTACTGAAGATGTTCCAGATTTACTCAGAACTATTCGACGGTATCCAGCAGAAGAAACGAGAATAGGCTTATTGCTACTTAGTTATTTATTCTGTCGTCCTTCTGAGCTTAGGGAAGCGACTTGGGACGAATTTAACTTCAAGACGAAAATTTGGTCTATACCCGCTGAAAGAATGAAGAAGCGGCGAGAACATATTGTTCCGTTGCCTAATCAAGTGTGTGAATTACTAAATCGACTGAAAGATCTTAATCCAAAAAGTGATTATCTTTTTCCAAGCAGAACAGATGTAAATGAGCCAGCCTCTGATACAGTCTTTATTATGGCTTTACGCCGTTTGGGATATGCTGGTCGTCAAACGCCGCATGGGTTTAGACATATTGCATCTACGATTCTCAATGAGCAGGATTATGATGAGCGGCATGTTGAATTCTCATTGGCCCATGTACAGGGTGGTGTGAAGGGAAAATATAATAAAGCAAAGTATTTTTCTCAAAGAGTCGAGTTGATGCAGGAATATGCTGACTATTTGGATGAAATTTCAGCATAGAATTTGGACATACATGTAAAAGTATGGCTATAAAGGTAGTGAATGTTTCACTACCTTTTTTTTGGACTAAGTATGCCTGATTATATCCCACTAAAAATTGCCTTGAAGAAAGCAGAAGAATTTTCTTGTTATTATAATGATGTATATAATTTAATTAAAAATAATAAGCTCGATATATATTGCTATTATGATGGTTACTTAGGAGAGATATATAATTATTCAATTGATCGAAGTGATTTTGAATTGGAATTAATTAGATTTAAAAAACATGAAGGTGAGCTAAAAATTTTATTAAGAGATAATATTTTAAAATTTTTAGCTAAAATGATGAGTAATACAAAATTAGAAAATAGAGTTTTGATTGATTATGTGTCTATTTCTGAAAATGGATCATATTTGGAATATTGCATAGCAAATTTAAAACCTGAATCTTATAAAATTAATTTACCATGTAAATTTTCTTTAATTGCAAATAAAAGATTAGATGGGTTGTGGTTGGATATTAGTGGTTTATTGGTTGATAAAGATCAATTTATGAATATCCTTTCAGAAGAAAAAAGTCTATCAAGAGAGCTGGAAATTCTTAGATCTAAATATGAACGATTGGAAAAAGAAAATAATACTCTATTTGAAAGAATTAGCGAGCCTTTTTCAGGTTCTCATGCCATTCTACAATTTCGTCATAATCAAAATATAATGCGCTTTGTCGAGCAATGCCCTGCTTTATAGGTCTAGGAAAGTCTGGATCAGATGCCAATAAATCCTTAATTGTTTGACTCGTTACATCCAACATTCGACATAAGGTAGATTGCTTAATGCGTATTCTATCCCTTGGAACCAAGCTATTCGCTTCAAGTAACTCTTTTACTTTATCAGCCATATCAAGATCACTCCTTATCATTTAAGATCTTGAAGCGAGTTTGTCAAAAAAAGTTAGGTGTTTTTAAGTGCCACTACAATAAATAGTAGTGACACCAAATCATAAATCATTGATTTAATAAAAAATTATCTTTTATTTATATTTGTGACTCTTTTCAATCTTAATCTATCATTAGATTCTTTTATTATTTTTCCCTCTGCATCAACAGTAATACTTCCTATATCTCTTTCATTTAGAAACTTATTGGCTAGCTGCTCATGTGACAATTTAGGCTTTCCATTTTTGTAAATAAAATCCCACAACTCCATACACTTCCTCATCTCTGGAGCATATGTTGGAGATTTTTCATTAAATGCAGGATGATTATAAATATCACTCAAATTTTGAGCTTCCTTTAAAGGGCGAATTCAAACATGAGGTGCGACAGTTTCAAAAGCCTTATGATAATCAACAAGCTGAGCAAATTTCTCTAATGGTGTAAGCCAATCTAACGCCTTTCTAGGACGAGTATTTAGCGAAGCTGATTTTGAAATTTTCACAGCTGTGCTGGATAGTAACTTTACGTTAGATTATTTTGAGCGCCGTATTCGTCTTATAGGTGCTCGTATGGAGGTGTATATCCAAAGCGAAGTAGAGTATCAGGAGTTTGATAAATTTTGTCGTGAGTTAAAATTTATATACAAGCAGTTTAAAGAAAAAATTAAAATATCAAAACTGTCATGGAAGGAAATTAAAGCTGAACTTGAAGCGGCTAAAAGTAAGAAAGGGGTAAGCTTAAAAATTAGTAATGACAACTATAAAGATAATACCTGCCAAAAAATCTTTAGTGATTTATTTTTAGCAGCCATCTATCGCCGTTGGAGTTTAGCCCAGATTAATTACTGCGTTAAATAATTTAACAGGTTTAAGAATGCGATTTCAAAAAATAGAGGTGGACTAAATGAAGCATACGCATATAGATGTAGATCATTGTATTCAAGAAGCTTTACAAGGAAATATCGTTTATTTAGACGATAATTTATATTTAGTAAGTGCTGAAACAGCCTTACAGCAAGTCCTTATACCTGAGCATGTTTGCTGTACAGCACCATATTGGGTCATTGGATATAAGTTGCCTAAACCGATTCAAAACCAACAGGAATTAGAGTCATTATTTACATGGCATAACTTTTTTACAGAATTTGCTAGCAATGCTGATGAATTTAAAGAGTTTAACCCTAGGGGCGAGTAA